ATCAAAAGACTTGCTGCGAGTGCAAGAAGGATATCCATGCTGGAGAAAAATACGTGCAGTTAGTTGGCTTGTGGGACGAGGGCTGGAAGTCATACGCAACATGCCTTCGGTGCGATGCTGTTCGACGCAAATTGATTGAACAGCTAAGCGAGTTCCGGAATGCAGATGAGGGTGTCCCCCTTGGTGGATTGAGAGATGAGCTAAGGGAATACAATAGAGACCGGCACGCGGGCCGTTAGCTCAGCGGAAGAGCACGGGGCTTTTAACCTTGTGGTCGTGGGTTCGAGTCCCACACGGCCCAATTCGCGACACGGTGGCACCGTGGATTGACATGGATAGGCGACACCCCGTGCCTGAGTAGGGGTGGAAGTCTTGGACGTATCAGCGACTGGGCGCACAGACGGATTAACAGGCATCCAGAAATGCGGCTGTTTTTTGATGCGGATACCAGTGGGTTTGAATCCCATCCACCGTGTCGTGATTTACTCGCAGCGGCGTGGCGGGACACGCAAGCAGGGTCAATAGTTCCGAGTGATGCCGACCCTGTTATGGCTATCAAAACGGAACAGCCGGTTCGACTCCGGCCTGCGAGGTAAAGGAGAAAATGATGAAAAATAACGAAATCAAAGCGGCGAGACGGGTGATTGAGGAATTCAACGAAGGGGAATCGTTTGAAAACGTTTGCGCGAAGTGCGGCGTGGATGTTGAGGTTCCTGTTGAATGTGAATTTAACGAGTCGGACCGGTGTGGGTACTGTTGTGCAAATTTTGCGGACCTTGCCCGCACCGGATGGCCTGTGGCGTTGGATGAGGTGGAGCGGCTGCGTGCTGAAAACGAAACACTTCGCAGCCAACTCGATGACGACAGTATCGTGGCCGCGTTAGACCTTAATCGCAAAAACGTCGATACGGATTTCGCGGAACTGATACAGGTTTCAGAGAAGCACATCGAGCGCCAAAAGGACGTGCGTGAAGATTGGTACGACTACCAGCCGCACACAATCCTCGAACTGATTGCCGAGATACTTCGGACGCGCAAGGTAATCAAGGAGTTTCTTGGCTCCCCAACTAGGGGCGAGTGGTTCGAGGTCGCCGACAAGTTGAGGGTCGCAGCCAATGGCGAAGAAACCGACGCCTTGCTGGACGGCTATCGTGGTGTGGAAATCATTAGACTTCAAGTATTACTTAATGATTCAGGTATCGAAGCACTAGGACACAGGACAGAGATTAGGCGGCTGTGTGCGGTGGTTCAAGACGTGTTGGATAATTTCGACCCAACTAACACAGAGAAAATCTATATGAGACTGAAAGACGGAATGGCCGTGCTGGATGGGGAGGTGACGGCGTGAGTGATGATGCAATACAGACCATATGTGCGACTGTTTGTTTCGTGGTTATCTGCGTGACGACGGCGTTCGTTATGAGGAAGTATTTCAAATGAAACACGATGAAAACTGCGCCGCATTAAGAAACCAGCAAGACGGAAAACCGTACCTATGTAACTGTGGCGCAGATGCCTGGTACGCCACCAGCCTGAGGCACTACGTAGATATTGTTCTGCCGATTCTGTATGCGAGTCTCCCCGACAGGTTCGAGGATTCAATTGCACGCCAGTGTTTTGATATGGCGGAGGCGATGATCGCGGAAGAACGCAAGCGGTTGAACGATTCACTAGGAACACAGGAGGAAACGACATGAAAATGAGTGAAGCCATGAGGCAGTGGATGGTGGACAACGGCATCACGTCCGCGCCGGAGATTGTGTCCAAGGATGAAATCGACCGTATGGCCAGAAATAACGAGGGGGAGTTTCTAACCGAAGCAGACCTTTGTTACTACGCTCCGTACAACCCCAGGCCAAATCCCCAAACATGGGGAAAGCTGCACGATGGACGAATCGTTTGCACGGAGGCACGCGATGACTCGTGAACAAATCATGCAACTCGACGGCGATGCGTTGGATATGGCGTGCGTGCTAATGAGTAGACCAGAGAGATTGCCTGGGGAATGGCACCCATCCACCGACGCCAACCACGCCATCCAATTCGCTGAGGCGATGCGGAAGGCGGGGAGGATTGTGGAGTGGAGAATCGTATCGCCAATAAAAAACGGTGTGTTTGTTGCAGAAGTATGGCCACAAGATGACTTCAATCAAACACTTATTGAAAATAAGAGCCTCGCCATTTCCCTCTGCCAGGCCGTTCTGATTGCGTGCTTAAACCTTGACACCCCCGCCCCCGCCGCCGACGATCCGTAGACAAACGGAGAACCAGATTGATAATCGCGCAAATCGCTCAGGATGCCGTAGCCGACCCCAACTCCCTGAAGGCGCTGGCGGCATTTGCAGGGACGCTCACGACCGCCGTAGCTGGCGGAGGGTACTTTCTCCACCGGAAGGTCAAGAATGGCGGAGGCGGCAACACAGACGCCATGCGGGCGACACAAGAAGCACATACCAAGCTGCTCGAAGACAGGAGACTGCAAGAGGTAAAGATTTTCGAGAAACTCGACGACATCAAGGATGGGATCGGCGGCGTCGCGATATCGGTAGCCGAGTTATCAGCAAACGTAAAGAACACCGACAAGCGACTCGAACGACTTGAGGATCGACAATAGGGAGATCAAACGATGAGGATCACGGTATTAGCTCTGGTTTACTGGTTTTCAGGGTGCCTCGCGGGATGCGCTGCGTTCAACCCTGGCGGGCAAGTTGCCTCAGCGCTCCGGGCGAAGGACACCATGAAGCTGGGCGGAAAAGAGGGTCTTGACGCCAAGTTCGACGGAACGCACGGCGTAAGCTTCATGTACGCCAAAGGCAACGTCAAGATCACGTTCGACGCCGACGGGAACATCATCCCCGATGTCGAGAACTCCCAACTCACTGAACTCGTCTGGAAGAAGGGCAGCACGCAAGGTGCGGCGGGCAGCCTCGACAGCATGGCGCAGATGGGTATCGCTCAAACTCAAATGATGACGCAGATGCTCACGTCGGTTATGTCTTTGGTGGGCGGCGCGGCCCCGCCGCCGGCAGCGCCGGCAAACGACCGGGTGGCTGATTTACTTGAAGACTTGTCCGCAAGACTCGCGGCACTCGAAGACAACGAATAGGAGTTTGAACATGAACGCAATTCTGAAATCGTGGAAAACGACAGCACCCGGCATCCTGCTGGTCGGCTACGTTGTTGTGCAGGGATTCAAGACCGGGGTATGGCTCGACCCGACTAGCCTCGTCGCCCTGTTCGCGTCTGCCGGACTCATCGCGGCCCGCGACAGCAACGTCACAAGCGAGCAAGCCAAGGCCCGATAGCAGGCTCGCATACCGTACCTTTCTTCCGAGTGTCATTCGCTCCGGTATTGAGTTATCGGGGCGTTTGGCATTTAATACTTGACCGCTTATTGTTTGTGACGTAAGTTGTTTGTGAGGCCAACCGCACCGGGCGGCCCGCATACCGAGAGGATCAAACAATGCACTACCCAAGCCCAGTCAGGGCAGACGACCCACCCGAGACCCATGACCAGATGATGACGCGCGTGCTGACGCAGGCGCTGATGTGGATGGGCGGAAACAAAGAGATAGACATTTGCAACCTCGACCCACTGAAGAAGGCCCGCGCCGATGTCCGCCTCGCCCTCGACGCGCTCGACGAAAGGGCCAAGCGATGACCCGTCCTGACGAACTCCGCGCGATGGTCCAGCACAGTTGCGAGTATGTCGGCGAGTGCGACGCCTGTCATTACGATCCGCTGCCCGTGTTCGTAAACTCTGACGGCGAAGAGCCGTTCATCCGCTGTGCGAAGTGCTGGGTTGATGAAGCGAAGAAGCTCGAACGATCGGCTGAGGAGGTGACATCGTGAGCCTTTCCGATGATCTTGATACGCTCGCCCAACAAGGAAAAACGGGTGAGCGATTCGTCGCTACGGTGCGTTACTCTGTTCCGCTCGGCAATCCGTCGATTGTGGAAAAACCGTTTTTTATTATTTCAGAACGGTTCGCAGACTTTGACCGTTCCTTGGCATGGGTATCCGACGTGTTATGCACAATGAGACACGCTAGCCCGATGTATAGGCTGTCGTCAGTCAGTGTTTCAACCGTGCAGTGTGAGGAGGATACCGATGAAGGTTGACCGCTACGGCGTCCGAGAGGGCGCGACGGGATCGGCGTTCGTGTTCGTGTTCTGCGGGCTTGCTGTGGCCGCTGTGTGGTGCTGGTCTTTTGCTTGTGGGTATATGGCAGGATGAAAAATGGTACAATCTCCGCGACTCTGCACCGGGTTGCGTAGGTATATGAGACTATGACCGGGTTTAACACCGCCCGGTTTGCCCGTCCCCTCGGTCAGGTGCATGGCCGGGGGGATGCTTTTTGCGCCCATCCTAAGAAAAAACTTGCCCCTTAATAATCTGTGGGTTATATTGATCTCGGTTGCCGCCACTTCCGGCACCTGCATCGCGAGGCTGCACCGCTTCGCCGCCCGCCCCAGCGTCAACGGGGCGCGGATCAAACCAATGGCTAATAAAGAGGTAAGCGGCGGCGGGACCAGCATCCTTGGTCTGCTCGGGGTCGCGTTCATCGTGCTCAAGCTGACGGGGTTTATCGACTGGTCATGGTGGTGGGTGACGGCCCCGTTCTGGGGTGGTCTTGTTTTGATTCTTGTTGTGTGCGCCGTTATCGCTTCATTCTTTGCGGGCCGCGCAGCGATTCGGATTGCTCGTATTTGGATGTTTCAGGAAAAAGACGGAGGAAAGGGGAAATGAACTGGGCAGACAGAAACTGTGAGGGCGCGGGGCCGCACAACGGTCGCGAGGTTCGGTTGTACCCGACCGGCGGGGGCGGAAACTTGATCCTGTGTTGCGCGTGCTGGCGACGAGAGAACCGATTCAGGCACGAAAGGGGCCAAGAGTACACCGCGGCGCTAACACTGTTTCCTACGCTGGACTGGACGCGGGGCGTTATTGTGGCAAGGGGGGAAGCATGAGCAACCAACCCAGAAAGACCAACCCAATGACCGAAGCCAAACACACGCCGGAACCTATTTACGACACAAGGAGATTGAGACTTTCAGGAGAAGGCCACGTTCGATGCAGAATCCTAAAGGTTGACGGCGGATATTGTGAAACCGTAGTTGAGGTTTGGGGGCTGAATGAAGAACGCGATGCCCTAGCGAAGCGCCTCGTTGACTGCTGGAACGCCTGCGAAGGCATCAACCCCGACGCGGTGCCGGATTTGCTGACTGCGTGTCGGGCAGCAATCTCCGCAATGACGGACACGCGGTCGCAAAGCTGTAACCAATACGTTGACGCAACGGAAGAGATTGAAGCAGCCATATCCAAAGCCGAAGGGGGTGCGGGATGACCAAGCCAACCATCTGCCGGAAATGCAGACACCACACGAGCGACTGGGCATGTAGGGAGTTTTATTTCTCTAACTTCTGCACGGCTCCCGAACTTCGATTGAATCCCAAGGTGGACTACACGACAGGGAAACCACCAACCGGGAACTCGGACAACTATCCAGTTTGCCGGAAGGTCAACGACGGGAATTGTCCATACTTTGAAAAGTCCATTTGGGAGCACCTGCGATCAATCTTTTTTCGGTGGTGGACGTCTTGAAAAAAGAATCGTGTTTCTTGAGGATTGTCGTGTCTCTCGTTGTTCTGGGTGGGATTCTTTTTTTGGATCAAGAATGCACGGATATAGGCAAACCCTACGGGTATCCACCACACGACAAGAAGGCGGCGGGGCAATGGCGGCACCTGAAAACACTCGAAATGGAGGCGTCACGTTGAACCTACGCATAAACGCCCTACGCAAGATCATTGAACTAGCTGAGGCGGACTTTCGCGCAGACTGGCCAAGTATCTGCCATCGGAACACGGGAAAAGCCCTGATCGACAGGATCGGCTTCAAGCCCTACATCGGGCACGACGGCGACGCGCGGACGTTGCGAATCTCGTACGCGGCTGCGTTTGAGGCTGCACGGCGTGATAGCCTGGAAGTGGGCAAGATCGTCGCGGGCGGATAGATCGTCCAACACAGCGCAAACAAACAGCCTCCCGCTGAGCACTGGCGGTCTGCGGTGGGAGGCTTAACAACACAAAGGGATCAAAAAATGGGAATCGAAGACAATATATCCATCGACCGTTTTCCAAAACAAGGGAAACTCATCCACAAGCCGGTCAAAGTGTGCTTCCGTTACGACGCATCCAAAACGATACGTGGCATCTGCGTGCGTGACGATATAGAGAAACCATTCGTCCAAATCATCCGCTTGGACGACGGAAGATTCGTTCTCGCCACGGAGTGCATGATTCAGCACCTTTAATGGTCTCCGTTAGTCACAAAATAGAGTAAAAGCCCCCCGCATGGCGTGAACCGTGCGAGGGGCTTTCTCTTTGGCTACCTGAATATCCGCGACCGATGCTTGATATCATCCAGGATCAAACGGCGGATGTACTTCCCGATCGAATTCGGGGCGTACTCGGATATCTTCGTGTGCATGGATTCGGGCATCAGGACCACGACGCGGCGCGATATCGGCTCTGGCTCGGTAAACGGGCGGCCGCGCCGGCGGGGTTTGGTGCTCATCGGCCCGCCTTTCTGCGGGGACGACTGACGATCGGCGACGTCAGCGAATCGAATACCCAAACCATGCCCGGTTCGGTGTGCCCGCCGATCACCTTACCGAACCAGTCCGCCCGCATCATAAGCGCGTGCGCGGCGAGGCGGTGGTTATCCTCAAGGCTAACAGCGGTGTTCGCGTTGACCATAACGCGGAAACCTTTGCCGCTCGCGGTTGCGCTGTATCGGCTTCCGCGCGTGTTCGTCGGCCCGTGGTATTTGGTTGTTATTACTTGCATGGTTACTCTACCTCCGCCTTGGCGATGGCTGAACGGGCGCTACACACGGGGCACGAATCGTCTGTATGTGGTCCCCCAGCCCTCATGCAAGCCATGCCCGCGTATTCTACCAAACGCTTGCACGCGGCAAGTAGATCGGGGGCGGTGCGGCAGATAGTGAACCCTGGCAGACGATTGCTCACAGACTCAATAGTTAGTCTTATCCATAGATTAGAACACTCAAGCGCAAAGGACCTATCCTCAATAGTTAGGCCAGTTTGCGGTTGGTTATCGGTTGCTATGCCGATAATTTGCTTCTCTAAATCTTCCCATGTTTTAAGTTGCTTGGTCATCGGCTCAATCCTCCTCCAGAGCGCAGCATCGCAGCGCGTCGAATTCGTCGTTGTACGTGCAGCCGCATTCGCCGCACTGGTAGACAGGATCGCCCGTTATCAGGTCGTGGTGCGACTTCGGGCAGCCGGTTTCATGGCGGCCGACGCCGTTTATCAAATCTTGGGTTTCCTTGTTCATTTTGCCCCCCGATCGACGTAGGGAACCGCCTGATTGATCCGGTCCAAAACCCCATCCATGAATTGCCGGATGATGTCGCGCCCTGTTGTCGGCCACCAAGATGATAGCCCGTGCTTGAATTCGGCGTCGGGGTTGGCCTTGGCCTTGCGAATCGCGTGGATATACGCCTTGAGCGATACTCTTCGCTCGATTGCTGGCAGGTAGATTGATCGCATCGTTTGATCCTCCAAAGGGGTTTCGATCCTCACTAATAACCTTACAAGGTATATCGGTGATAAGCAAGAATAAACTGTCGATAATTATGAGGGGGGCGAAAGATTCTCGGGGATGGGGGTTGACGGGGCGGCGGGAGCGGTGGAAACTCCCGGAGTGAATACGCAACCAAGACAAACGATAAACCAGCGCCCGAGAGATCGGTCCCAAAGCCGTATTCACACTCTCGGGCGCTGTCTTTGCGCATACACCCAGGCTCGACAATCGAGCAACACGTAGCCGCCCCCGCGTGCATGGGTGGCCTTAGCGGTCACACCCGAGGGACGATCCGAGAACCCGAGCCTACGGCTAATAACCAACGGCTCGGAATACCAGTGTTCCCCTGTCGCGGTGTCAACGTCCGGTGGCGAGGCCATAGCTGGCGCGGTGGGTGAAAGCCTGAACGCCGCGTTTTAATCGTTCAGGATGTAGCGGGGACGAACGCCGCGGTGAGTCGTCCAGCAATCAGCCCCCTTTGCATGGGGTTGTTGCGCATCCTTGTTTTCAAGATGTCTTGAAGACTTCATAAAAAAAAGAAGCCTGAAAGGATCAAGTAATGCCTGACCCAAGAATCAAGATTGAATTCGGACCGGTGACGATAGATGTGCTTCAAGTGCTAGCGCACTGCTCGGTAGGGATGCTGAACACAGACAGCCAAAGCAGGGATAAGCTGGTTGGCCAAACGTTCGGGCGAGACAACGCCTCCAATCTTAGGAAAATGGCCGACTATGTGGATCGGTGTATAGATCAAAATGCAAAGGAGGTACGTAATTAGTTATGGGTAATTGAAGAGCGGGACAGGACGTGGGAGATTGAAGCCATTTTCCCGCCCCCAATCGGCCCTTGAAATACCGGTTTTCCCTGCTAACGTGTCTTTATGAAGCCCAAACCCAAGCCAAACGGCATAAATCCTGAGTTCCAGAACGAGAAAGGGCAATTCCTGAAGGGCAACAAGTTTGCCTGGAAGCCTGGACACCGAGACATAGGTCAGCACCTGCCCCCACGCAAGAAGAACATCGCTCCGCTGTCCATGATCCGGGCGCAGCTTCAGGAAGTTTGGACGAAGGTTGACGGTCCGGCCATGATGGAGAAGCAAGCCAAGAAGAACCCGCAATGGTTTCTGACTTCGATCCTGGCGATGCTCCCGAAGGTCAAAGAGATCGATCTTAGCCTGACAGTGAACGCGGATATCCGTGCGACGGTCTCGGCGAGTATGGAGGGGACGACGAAGATGCTGCGGGAGATGCGGGCGAAGGGGGAGATGACGGGTTTCAGCCCGTTCGGGCGTCAGCCCGTTGGGGAAGATGGTGTGATTGACGCTCTCCCGGCGCAGCCGGGGGGCGTGGTGCGTGACGTGGTTAACGAGATCATAGAGCAGGAGACGCAGGACGATGAGGATCAAGACGATGACGGTACTATGTAGGGCGGCGGCGGTGGCCTACGGGGTGGCGAGCGGTGGCGCCATGGCCTACGCAGTGTTGAACGGCTACGGGTGGGCGGCGGCTGCGTGCGTCGCGTGCTGGGCAGCGGTTGGCGTTGTAGCGGGGCTGGCGGCGCGGCGGGGGTGGATCGGACGCGAGGGTGACGGGCAGGGGGGTGGCCAATGGTCGATCGGGAGGGCAGGTATGGGTTCTACCCCCTCTGGCGCATCAAAATTTTCAAATTCAGATTCTCCCCCTCCGTTAACCCGCCACGCAGAGGAGATCAGATCGGGCAACCCTCTCACTAATTGGAACGTCAAATATCGTCCGGAGAAGGATTTCCCTGGCGACCCTCGCATCTCATCTGAATCGCACGAGCACGACGCGGACGTTCTCTTTTCAACCCTTCCTGAGCATTATTCCGAGTACCCGGGAACGGGAAAGGTGTTTCGTTCTGTGGCTCCCCCTCTTCACTCCCGCAACATTCAGGAGGATCAAGGCTGATGAGGATCAACAAGTGCAAATGCGGAGCTTCTTCGTTTACAAGGTGGTATGTAATGATTGAGGGGGAACGGTTTGTTGCGAGATGTTCGTCTTGCGCAAGGAGCATGTCTACTTACCACGACCTGTTTGTGGCTATTGGTGTCTGGAACAAGTTCAACCCTGCCCCTACTAAACCCCTTAAGCCCGGTTGGTCATATTCTGACCTGATGGACAAGGCATCGTCTCTGGTTTCTGGTGTTGAGTATGACGAGGCCTTGATTCGGTCAGAACTTCACGATCTCACGGGAAAGGATCAATCCGATGACACTTGAAAAACAGAATCTTCTGATTGAGGAACGCGACAAGGCACTCACGGAGTTGGCCGAAATTAAGGTCAGGTCAAAATATCTGCGAATAGAGAACAAGGTCAGGATGGCCGATCAAAAAACGAATCGTCTGGAAATAGAGAAGCTTCACGGATTGATTTCCTCAACCATTAAAGTGCTGACTCCTTCTTCTCCGTCACAGTTCGCGATCTTGATTGATGAGTTGGAGAGTGCGCTGCCCCATGACACCGACTTCCCGTGCGAGAGCAATGGCACCGTTGGTCAGGAGCAGCTTCTGGACATGCAGTACAAGAACATCGAGCTTGGTCAGCGTGCGCTTGGTTTGGGCGAGAAGGTGATCGAACTCCACGACAGGATTAGTGATCTTCTGGATGAGAACCGGACGCTAAGGAACAAGACAGGGGAAAGATGATGATTGAGAACCCTTTGTGAGGTAGGACCGCATGGCTGACGAACACGATACCGATATCCACGATCTTCAGGAGCAGGTTTTCGAGCTTCAGCGTGAGATAAATACGCTTCAACATCGGTTAGAGGAGTTTGTCAAAAGGATGAACGATAGGGCATTTGATGGATGAGGCCCCACCTGAACTCTATGAAGATCGGACCCTTGACCCCGCATGGATCGCCGACGAGTACCAACGGTGTGCTTTGGACTTCTGGTATTGGTGTGATAGGTACGCGAAATGTCGACATCGAAACACGAACCTGTGGGTTCCGTTCGTTCCTGGCGCAGCGCAGCGGAAGCTGATCGAGACGGTCTTGATCGGGAAGTGGCCGATCGGACTCAAGGTTCGCCGTCTGGGTTTCACTACCGCCCTGATGTCCGTCGCTGTGTGGCTACTCCAGCTTCACGCGGATTACCGTGCTCTTGCTGTGTCTGCCAAGCTAGAGAAGGCTTGCGAGCTTGTGTCATGGTTCCGTGAGGTCTCCAAACAGCTTCCGGAATGGCAGCAGCAGCCCGAGAAGGGCCGGGGGAACATCGACAAGGTTGATCTGGTCAATGGTTCTGTGCTGCGTGCCGAGGCTGGGACAGAGAGCGCCGGCAGAATGCTCGGATTGGACCTCCTGATCGTGGATGAGGCTCGATATGTCCACTATCTCAGAAAGACGCTATCAGCATCCGAACCGACGCTATCCACGACGGGCGGAGTTGCCTGTGTGGTCTCGACAGGTTCGCCGGGAACGTACTTCGAGGGCCTATGGCGCGCCTCAGAACGCGGTACGACGCCCTACACCCCAATTTTCTTCGGATGGCGCGCCCGAGAAGATATGACCGAGGCCGATTACCTCGAAGAACGAAAAAAACACGAGCACAACCTGAATGAGTGGCTAAATGAGTTCCCCGACAACCCCGAAGAATCGTTCATGTCCGCCGCTGGGCGAGTATTCCCCAGATTCGGACCGGACCACCTCTACCATGTCGAAATACCTCCGTCCGCCGATCTCTATCGGTCATTCGACTTTGGATACTCTCCGAACCACCAGTGGGTGTGTCTCTGGATTTATCATGATCCAACGAAACCGCCTGGATTCTCATGGGAACCTGACTGCGATCACATTTACAGCAGCCCCGAACTGATCGACGAGTACGCACACGGCCACAAGCAGATGTTCGCGTTCTGCCGCAAGGAAGACCCGCCGCACAACGTCATCGAGCGGAACGACGACATCCCCGACGCGCTGGCCTACGCCTTCGCCCAGTTCGATTTCTGTGGACACGTCCACGTCTACCGGACGTTCTCAGCACACTCTGGTGAGCAGAGGTGGGAGATCGACGACTGCATCAACCACGTTATGCGGCTGAGCGGTTGGGAGCCGGTCCCCAACGAAGTCAACGCATACTACTCGTCGCCGGATCGCGAGCGATACAAGGGGAATGTCGCCGACCGCGCGGCAACCGGCGCGTACATGTTCATGAACAAAGTGTGCGGACAACAGGCCCGAGACCTCATGGCGGTCCCCTACAAGGACATCCCCGACACCGCCCAGAAGGGACAAAAAGAGGCCAGATTCGCGGTCGTGAACGCCTTTATAGCCGGAAAACGAGAGCCGTACCGGGTCCAGGTTCTTCGCGGAACAGGACATCCCGGAGGAAATTCGCTTGACCCGATGGTCGGGTCAGGTCACAACATCGTGCAGGCGCTGCGTGCGTCTCCGCCAACAAGAAGGATGGGTTGATGCTCAGAAACGACCCAATTACGGAGGATTTTCAATGTATCTGTTCTCAATGATTCTCGGATTCATCGACGAAATCCCGGCGCTGGTCGTGACGCTGTTCGGATGGTGAGTTGTCTACAGATTGTAGACGACTGAACTGTCAAGTAATCCTTGACGGTTGACCGTATTGTTGACGTCAACAAAAAGGGTTCCACGTGAAACGACCGACACGAATCAATCTGACGATCGAATCAAAAATCAGCGCCCTACTGCTGCTACCGGCCATCCGGCACGCACTGGACCCACACCTCGCAGAGTTCTTGTCCTTGAAGCCTGACCTACTTGCGTGGTATCGGAGATCAACCAAGTGACGCCCATAGAAGTCTTAGCGCTCGCCGCCGCCTTCACCCTGTTTGGGCTGTCCATGTTTGTGTATGGGCTGCACACGGGCCTTCGTGTGTTCGGGATTTCTCTGTTCGCGCTGTGGGTTCGCAAGAAGCGGCGCCGCGATGCGCCGCAGGCGTCTAAGAGGTTTGATCCGCCGGGCGAGGAACGATTCGATGAACCCGTGCCACTGGACGAGATCGTCGATGAATTCATGCGGACACGGAAGGTTGAGATGAACGGTCATGCCTAAGTTCAGGAAAAAGCCGGTCGTGATTGAGGCAGCACAATGGTTCAAGAACGGCGACCATCCCGAGGATGATTGTGGAACTTTTCAGTGTAATGGTGAGGAACCGTTCCAGGGTGAGGGTGGTGTTGTTCGGTACTACCGTACCCCTGAATGTGATGGTCAAGAACATTGCAAGATTTGCGGTGAAATCATGCACGTTCACGGATGGATCGAAACGCTTGAAGGTGGGCATATTGTTTGCCCTAGAGATTGGATCATCACCGGAATCAAGGGCGAGAAGTACCCCTGTAAACCTGACATCTTTGAAGCCACTTACGAGGCGGTGAACGATGCCTAGACACGGCAAGCACACTATGCCCGACAGGGACATCGTCGAACGCTTTGACGATCCTCTCGCCGGATTGAATCTGGATACCGATCGCTCTGTGTCCGCTTTCGTCGTAAGGCTGGAGGAGGCCGCGCAGGATGTCTACTCAGAGTGGTTGAGGGAGGCGCGGACGAATCTGGCATGGTTCGGTGGCCGCCAGTCCTTTCAGTACAACGACTCCGAGGAGGGCTGGGAGTGGGGACAGACGGTCTCACTGGACATCTACAAAGAGTCGCCCCGGACATGGACAAACTTCCTCCGCCATTACGCTGAGCAGTCCGTCAGCCGGATCATCGACGCTCCGTTCATCTGGGACGTGTACCCAGAGAACCCCGGCCCGAAGTCCTTGGCCACCGCAAGGATCGGTGACAAGCTCTTGCCGCACGTCTGGAACAAGATGGGCATGATGGAACTGGAGAAGTTCCCTCGCGCCCTGCACTACGTGGTATGCACCGGTATCGCGTACGCGCACGTTCACTGGCGGCAAGACCTCCTGAGGAAGCCGACAACCCTGAGCAGGGATGAGATACGGGGCGTCATCGACGAAATGCGGGAGTCAAATCCCGATGCTTTGAACTTCGACGATGCTCAAACCGAGGAAGCAATCAACCGATTCGTCGGCCCCGGACAGGCTTCTGGTCGCATGATGCGGACATCCGATGGTGGGATGAGCATCCCTGATTCGAGTGCCGACGTCACATTCCTGAACGGGTATCAGGTGGTCGAGGACTGGACGGGCCACACGTCGAAAGATTGGCGATACGTGATGACGAAAGAGGCGGTGTCGGTTGACCTGCTTCGGATGCAATATCCCGGCTTCTCTGGTGGACGAATCACTGGAGATGTGGACGCGGCGGACACGTTCTACGATTCGACTCCGCGCACGCGCGGCGGGGCATGGAACACGCAGACGAACGAACCGGCGTGGAAGTACGTCATCCACACGGTCCCGATCGAAGAGGGCGACACCGGCTGGAAGCTCACCATCGTGAACAAGAAGGTGGTCAAGCGCGAGAGGAACCCATTCCCGTTCCTGCCCATCATCCCGATAATCGAAACGACGGACTGCTACGACATCAGGCCTCAACCGAGGTTCACGGACCTTCGCAGGATGCAGGCCCGACACAACTTCCTGTCCATGCTGGTGAGCACATACGCTGAGCGCAGCCTGAGGCCAGCTACGCGGTCGGTTCTTGGTCAGATACCAGACAAGAACTCATGGGACGATCCGACACGGAGACACAAAGAGCACAACCACATACCAAACGTTCCACCCCCGTCACCTTTTGAGGCCGCCCCGTTGCCTGCCGACGTGTGGCGCGAACTGTTCGCGATCGAGAACTCGATCAAGATGCTCGGTGGCATCACAGACGTGTCGCAGGGGCAGGAGTCTTCCAAGGCCACGAGCGGTCGGGCGATCATCGCGCTGAGCGAGAACGCTGCATCCGTCTCCAAACTGTTCGGAAAGTCGGTTCAGGAGGGACTCGGGAGGATCGGCAAGCAAGTCCTCGCCATGATCGGCTACTACATGGACGGAGAGCAGATTTTCCGGCTGAGTGGCGGGAAGTCGATGGATGATGTCCTTGAGTTCAACGGCGAGGATTTCATTGACAAAACGACCGAAGGAGACGGTTCCGAGAAAGTTTATTCGCGTTTCGACGTGAAAGTTACGATCGACTCTCCGAGGTCTGTTCAGTATGTCATGGGGATTCTGGAGTGGCTGATCGCACAGCAAGTCATCAACCCGCAGCAACACTCGAAGTACATTCTCGCGGCAATATCCCAAGGGGAATTACCAACCGATCTTGATATCGCTGCCAAGGATCGAGCGAACGCTTCTAGGGTAAATGAAGCACTTTATCAGCTTTCAGAGCGCGTTAAGGGTGCCGGAAACCAGGCAATCAACCCTCGCGTTGAGATCATGCAGAATGAGGTCGTATACGGCATCCAGCCGGGTGATGACCCCGAGGTCCACTTGACCGAGTTGTATGACGGACTCATCAAGGACCGGACGCGGTGGGAGCCTCTGGACGAAACGGTTCGAGAATTTGTGCTTGACCGCGCCGAGCGGTTGAAGGTAATGTCTCAGGAAGCCCGTGCGTCAGCAGCCGGTGTTGATCCGAATGCTGAGCAGGAAGGTGGAACAGGAGGATCGTCATCGCCAAGTCAAGCAAGTACACCAAGCCGGTAGCCAATACGCCTAAACCGGAATCTCCACAGGTTGAAGAAGTGGAGTCCCCCAGTGTTCCTGACCCCGTGGCTGAGACGGCCACACCAAAAGTGACGATGGCCCAGCTTTGCCAAGCCAAAGTGGATCAACAGGCGGCGATGAAGGCCAAGTAGGAAGGATCATCATGGCAGACGAAGAACTCAACGAACAAGCTGAAAACGAAGAGAATGACGATCTGAGTCCTGAAGGCGAGGAGGGCCTGAACGATTCCTTCGCCAACGCGACCGGAGACGCTGCCGCCGACGATGTATCTGATTCCGGGGAACAGGAAGAGGAATCCGGGTCGGTCGGCGAAGAGCTTTCAGATTCGGATCGCGAGTACCTTGCGCTTGGCCGCAAGGCTGCACAGTACGGTGTGAGAGCCAACGACCTCCTGAACGGGTACAACAGCTTCGCCAACAGCAACGCCGCACCACAAGGCCAGCAGGGCCAAGAGGACTCCAAAGAGGACGACGGCGACGAGTTGATGACCAAGAAGGACTTCAGGGAATGGAAGGCGAGTCAGGCCAAGGAGACCCGTGAGGCGGCGTACGATCGTCTAGCAGGAGAGCACGGTGTTAATGACAACATCATCGCCCGAACCATCCGTGCTGGAGTCGAGGACATCCTGTCTGACCCGCGAAGCTCAAATATGGCCGTGGACGAGGCTTACTCCTTGATCGCGAAACGCATGGCCCCGAAGACCAACAAATTCTCGGAGGTCTCCAGGACATCGAAGAAGCTCGGAAACGCAGCGCGGGCGAGTGGTTCGATCCAGAGGGTCAGTCGCGCGAACGTCGAGCTTGAAGGACCGCCAACCGGCGTATCAATGAATGATCCCGCGTTTCTCGACTACGAGAGACGCATGAGAGAAGAGGGAATGCCCTTGATAGGGTAGCCCTTAGATAACGGGCAACGTGCCCGGACAATTTGACGCAGACTAGCCAGCGAAGCCCCGCAAGGTTTCGTTGGCTGTTTTTTTGGACTGTGCCGAACGCAGTTTGATCCTCGCGGACCCTGATCGGGGTGGGGGCTTCCATCCCGATTGGGTGTTCGTGAAAATCAGGAGTGCAACTTATGCCATCCCCCGGAGTTACCAGAGCATCGACCGCTGGTGGGCAAAAAACCCTCTACAACCCAGACCTCATCATCGAAACGATGAATCGGTCCACTCCGACGTGGAGCCTCATCAAGAGCGAGGGTAAGCAACTCGCCACCGATGAAGGACTCGGGTTCGTTGAGACCATGCAGCTTGCGGCATCTCACGCCGGAAAGATGATGGCCGAGAACGACGACTTGCCGGTCGGAAATGCTCTTTCAGATGCGCAGTCCACGTTCAACTTCAAGTTGCACGTTGAAATCGTCTCGGGGACCGTGCGTTCCCTCATCGCTGGTGGACAGGTAGGCGGAGATTCGATCTCTCGCCGCCACGTCCGGGAAGCGGTTGCCTGCTTCACCGAGCGCATGGGCAAGATGTTGTTCATGCCCTCCACTGGACTCATTACGTCTCACAGTTCTTCTGCGGCGACGTCAGCAACGGTCATTCGTGTGGCCAGTCCTCGGCTTCTGGACATCCAGATGCCGGTCGATGTTCTCGTGACAGCGACAGGCGCAGTCGGCGACGGAGTTGTTGGTGCTCGCATTCTGGATGTGAACTCTGTCACGGGCAGTACGGACTACACGGTCACGCTCGACACGGCGGTCGGGGCTTTTGCGTCACTGGACGCGACGTATGGCCTGTTTATCTCTGGTTCGTGGCATCGTCATGCGTATGGCCTACCGGACATCCTGTCGGACACCGGAGTCCTTGGTACGCTCGACCGCAGCCTTGCTGCCAACCAGCGTTTCCGGGCACAGGTCAAGGATATGGGCGGTGCTGAGCCGACTCCTGAGCTTCTTGATCTTGCCGTCCGTTCGGTTCGTCGTCGATCGCCGGGTAGTGCCCACAACGATCACATTGCCATCGTCAACGAGACGATGATGAACTTCTTCATCAACAACGGTGCGCAGCGACTCGAATTCCGTGGAAGCGATGATCCGTACCAGTTGTTTGCTCGTGGCGTGAAGATCGGCGACCTGACGTTCCTCGAAGATCGCCACATGATCGACAATGAGATTTGGATCATTCGGCCCGCCGATCTCTGCTGCAAATATCCGAAATCCGTGTCGCGCACGTTCTGGTGGCCCGGAATGAACAAGTCGGCAGGTAACCTGCTGGCTCAACACCCGATGTATCCGAAGCTCGCGAACTACACCGTGCTGTGTGGTTTCTACGAGATCGTGCCTGAGCGGTGCAACAGCATGTTCCGCCTGCACAACTTCAACATTCCGGGACCGTCGATCGCTTGGACGATCTAAGCGGCTGAATTGAAACTGGCCCTTCTACATGGAGTAGTGATATGGGTTTCGGACCATCGAATGTCTCAGTGTCCAGTAAGTTTGGACCCGTCAGGCACAAGATAAAAAATGATCCTCTTCACAAGGTCTACTTCGTCGGTAATGCAACCGTCGATGGGATCAAGCCTCTTGACCGTGTCGGCGGCGGGGAGAAGTGGAACGAGCCGTTTAACACGCTGGCGTTCGCCGTCACTGTGGCAGCAGCTTTTTCGACGATCTATGTTCAAGAGGACCATGTTGAGTTCATGGCTTCGGCAGACGCACTCCCGTTTTTGAACAAAGGCGTCAAGGTTGTTGGACTTGGTCGGGTTCCGCTTCAGCCGATCCTGGGTTTTACAGCGGCAGCCGCAACGATACTGTTTGACCAAACCGGAACAGAGTTCCACAACATGGCGTTCTCGATGAACGCTGGTGTTGACGTTGTCACCATGTTGGATGTGTCTACGCCGGGTTGCGCTCTGAACAATTGCGCATTCCTCCAACAGAAGGCCACGAACGACTTCTGGGCATTGACCGCAATAACGGTTTCAAACTCTGTGGCGGCAAACTTGTTCATCAATGATTGCCATTTTGAATCGGCGGCTGATGGCGCAGTTTCGGCCATAAAGATTTCAGCGGCTGTTGACGCCTTGCACATTGTTGATTGCTTTGCGCACGGGGACTACGACAACGCTGTTCTCGATTCTGTGGGAATCAACCCAACCAACGTGAAGATGCGGAACAACAGCTTCAAGCAGCTTGAGACTGCTGAGCAGTGCCTTGATTTTGGTGCGACTTCGACTGGCCAAATCACTGGTGGTGTTTACACCCCCGGTGCTACCGGCTCGAACAACACCGGAAACATTACGGTCACCGCGAACTAGGAGATTGGGCGTGTGGCATCGACATTCTCTGAACTCATCGACGAGACGTTTCGGCGTCTGGGGGACAAGCAGTATATCGATACTGCCACCACCTCCGTAGCCGACCTTGCCGCCGTCAAGAAGCAATTGAACAGCAGTATCCGTCGAGACCTCCTTCGCACTTACGAGCGAGCGGGGGTCTCGCCCCTTGCTGGGAAGATCGAGTTCTCGATCGGAAAGGATTACCCTGTCCAAGTCCTTACGGTCACAGGAGCGCCGACCGGCGGAACGTTCATCATCAAGCTGGCCAACGCATCCACGTCGGCTATGACCTACGACGAGTCCGCCTCCGACATACAAACTGCCCTGAGACTGATCGACCCCTTCACTACGGACACGTTGGTGGTGATGGGTTCTGCTGGTGGCCCGTGGACGCTGACGTGGCCCGCGACGTCCGACAGACAGAACATCCCCCCCGTCACAATCGACGCGCGTCTCCTGACCGGCGGAACCAGCCCCGACGTTTCGGTCACGGCGGCGGCAACTGGCAGCATCCAGAACGAGATTCACGTCGATCACTACTTCAGGACGACGGCGGGCGTGGCCAACCTTCGGGGCGGCCTGTATGTCGAGAGGGTTATGACGGGTGGAAGCATTGATCGGGTTCCGTGTTCCTTCCCGTATGGCGGGCAGCAGAGTCAGGAATTCCGGTATCGGGGCGTGTTTCCGTGGGCGACCGGTCTGGTCAACGACATGGCCGGGGACACGTTCTACTTCCGTGGGAGCTACATGGGGCTGATCGATACCCCTTCGGAGGCCAAGGACTACCGAGCCTACTACACGCCTCAGTACACGCCATTGGTGAACGACTCTCCGACAGTGGGGATAGGCGACACACTGGTCACAATAGGCCTTCGTGTGTTCGTGGACTACGAGGACATCCCGCCGGTGTCAGCGGCCATGACCCTTCTGGCGGACAAGAACAGCCAGCAGTACGCGCTGCTCGCCGCTGAATTCCGGCGTCTGATGATGGAGTTCAAGGAGTCGGTCTACTCGCTCGGTCCTAACTTCACGGGAGATTAGCTGTGGTCCGATCCCAAGGCGATGTTGTCCGAATCACGAAGGGTGTCCGAGTTCCCTTTGGTGGGATCAACTCACATGATGACCCTCGCTCGGTCCCAATCTACGCTGCACTCCAAGCCCAGAACGTGATCCTGCTCTATGGGCGGATCAAGGTTCGCGAGGGGTTCAAGGCGTGGAACGGTGACTGGCAGCAGGTATTCACGCCATACAACGGTGGTCAGATTGAGGGCCTATTCTCGTGGCTGGCGCGGGACTTCAACGAGTCCACCATAGCGTTCAGGTCGTTCGGTGTTCTCAAATTGGCGATTGACCCCGCCTACACACTTGGGGCGTTCAGGGTTTGGAACAGGGACTTCGCAACCCCTGATTTTGGTTGGAATGTCCCGATCAACGACAAGACGGATTCCGAGATTCTTACCACCGACGTGGTGAATTTCCAGAAGGTTGGGCAAGCAGCGAAGCTTCTGGCCGGAAACAACATGCCCGAGTACGACACCACCGTGTTCATGCTCGATCGCTCCGCAAGGGCACACAAGACTAATGGGGTTGGCACGACAGCGGATGTGGCCACTCCGGGAACAAGCAGTGCGGCCCGTGTTGTCAGGGTTGGTCTGTCGAAGCCAAGCGTTGTTCAGTCTACTTGGGCCACAGCGTCCAATGGTGCTGGGAACAACCACCCGCAAGGGACATACGAATACGTGGTGTCTGTAGCAAACGAGGCCCTGAATCCGAATGAGGAGTATGGGGTTATCGGTTCTGATCCTGGTCTTGAAAGCAACTCTGTTCCTACCGCTGTTCCGTATTTTGACGGCGCGAGCGGTGTTCAAATAGGTGTTGGTGTTTCTGAAAAGCTGACATTCAACATTACGTGCCCAGATTATGAGTTGGAGCCGTGGACCTGCATCCGCTTGTACAGGAGGAGGGTGTCAGGGGTTGAAGAGACCACCTTCAGGCACGTCCACACGGTTGGGAGAACAGGTCTTTCTGGATACACATTCACCGTTGATACTGAGGTTTCTGGTCTTCACACATTCGACGTCGGATCGTCCGCAACGGATGCTTCGATGGCTGCTGCTGGTCCGTTCGCATTCGCTCCGCTTCGGAACTCTCCCCCTCAGTTCATGAGTCACTTTGCTAAGTTCTCGGGTCGCGGGTGGTACGCCCGGAGCTACGAGAACAAACTGTACTACTCGGACATCGAAGATACACTGTCGGGTGGAAACATCGAGAGCATAAGCAACGAGTTCATTGGACCATTCAACGGTCCGATCACGATGCTTGCCCAGTATTTCAACTCGCTGCTGATCGGCACGCCAACTTCTTTGTCGGTGTTGACGGGAACTTACCGAAGCAAGACCAACCAAGACGTTTGGACCGGGAACACCATCCAAAACACGGGGTACACGTTGGACGAGATGGAGATCGACCGTGGGCCAGTCCTTTATGGGGTTGGCAACACGGTCGAGGCGGATCAAATCCTGTACTTCGTGTCGAGGGAAGGTCTTGAGGCTTACAACGGCAGGGTTGCGATCAGTGTTTCTCGACCAGTATTTGAAGACCTGAAGACCTTCGCGACCGATTCTGGTGGAACGATTCAGGAGATCATGCGAAAGTCTCAACTAGCGCACGATCCTGTTCGGAACATCATCTACATGCTCGTCCGACGGGACATCCAGTACACCGACGAGGTCATCAGCAGCACGTCTCCGTTCGACGGCACGGACGCCACCTACGTCAAGAGTCGGATTTACTGCTACCACTACCGTGAGAGCGACCCCGAGAACAACCAGCTTGGCCGGTGGACGGTTTTCGATCAGATCGGTCCGGGAGCATTGGACAAGACGTTGACGGCGGTGAACGACGACAGGCGAGACCGCTACTCCTCGATCGCCATGAGGAGCTACGAAAGCCAGCCCCCAAACCTGTGCCTTGGTCACCGCGCGCCGACAACAGAGGGGGACGATACTCCGGGAGACCCTGTTGACTATGACTATCTGAGTTATCGGCACGCGGTAGTAATGGAGCAGGATCAGGCTACGTTCGCGGACAGTCACTTCGACGGCAAGGGCGGAGGAATCACGGACGGTAGGTCGTACAGATGGCAGAGCGGGAAAGAGACCTTCGGGATGCTCGACCTGTTTAAGCGTTTCTGGTTCCTGAAGGCCCAAGTGGCATCGTCGTCCGCCAGTGAAACCTCTTTGGACGTTGGGTTCTCGGTGGATGACGGGACAGAGACGTTCGTAAGCATCAACCCAGCAACTCTGGTGAATCCTGAAATCCAGATTGGTTGGACGGGAAGGCAGTTGAGTGTGATATTCAGGGGAGAAGACAGTTCGGACGATACGGAGATCACAGGATTCGCTGTTGACATGGAGCCGATCGGATGAGCACCCGGTATCGAGAGGAAGACCGATTCACTCAGCGAAACCTTGACCTTATACTGGGTAAGGTCCGAGACTTGGAAACCGGGATGGGGGAGCTTCAGCGGAATGCGGCGGTAATGAACGCGCTTCTGGATGGCGGAGCAGAGAACCAGACCCTGACCAACACGTCCGAGTCGGGTCAGCCCCAAGAGTACGGGTGGGTGGACGGGACAAGATCAAGCATCGTCTACTTCACGGACGCTTCGGGTTCTGGAACGATCACCAACAAGGCGTACGAGGGCAGCACTGTCCCCGCGAACAAAGTCCTCACAGCGTTCGAGAGCAACAACGATGACATAACAGTCACGCTTGAGGTTCACAGCTACGGCAAGCCGTGGCAACCCGAAGCGGTTCAAGTGACAGGTGGCGGCTCTACAGCAGTCACGGTAGCCAAGAGTGCGTGGACCCAAGTCGCGAGCACGAGGATTTGGACAGCCAGCGTCAATCTGACGGACGCAGACACGACCGGAATACTGGTCGCAGCAATGAGTGACGGAGACGTTGCCATATGCTCGTACACCCGTGGGCTGAGCGCTCCGCTCATGTTGACCGCCGCGTGGGACGGTACGTACCCCGCGTCGCAGACGCAGGTGAAGAGCGGTGATTCGGTCACATTGACCGGTACCGTCGAGACACACGCGACCACGATTCGGGTTCTTTCATCCGGGGCAACCAGCAGCCAGCAGGACTTCGCAGACGATTACTCATCCGGAACGTTCAGCATCAGTGTCACCATTGGATCGGGTTCGGGTTCTCAGCAGTTCAGCTTGGCGGCGAGCGCGGGGGGGACGTACGGGGCGACCCTTGTGACCACCGACAGCCCCGCGATCGACCTCGATCAGACTTCTCCGACGTTCGGCGCGTTCAGCGTCAACTACAACGGGTCGCAGGAGGCCGCCAAGGGTGCAGAGACGTTCGATGTGACGTTGGCACACACCAACGCGGAAGCGGGCGACACGTACGCTTACGGCGACCCCACGGGCACTGACGTGACGATCCCGTCCACGACGACGTACGCGGCCACCAAGACGGGGTGCTCGATCAACACGGCGGGCATCTACCGAGACGACACAAGTACCGAGAACTTCCAACTGACGGCCACGCGGACCACATTGAACGGAAAGATTGCCTCGTCGTCTGGTACGGTCGAGATTGCGGATGTTGCCCCGTTGGTTGGTGTGGATGATTCGTCTCCCGCATATGGTTCAATCGGATCGGTCGCCCGCATGGGTTCCGACGACGGCACGAACTTCTACCTTGATCGAAACCTGTACGTCATCAGCAATCAGAAACATCTGTCCACGAGCACTTCTTCTATTGTCCCGGCGGCGGGCGATTCAAACACGTTCCAAGGGTCATGGGTAGAGGACGACGACTTCACGTTCCGCCGCGCGTACCGTGCGTCCGACGCCAACATGCAGACCGGGGGGCAGGTGAACAACACGTTCACATGGATCACGATAACCGTCACCAACCGGGCGGGAACGGTCACCACGTCGATCACCAAGAACCCGACGTACACGATCGGTGGGTTTGCGGCGCGAACGCTCACGATACCTGCATGGCCGAACCGGGAGGCTGATATGTCGATCATAGCGGTCGACACAGCCAATCTGCTTGCTGAACTTTTGAGCAAGGGCGGAGGCGGATCAAACGGCGGGACAGACCAGACGTTCGACAACTCGCCGGGCAGCGGCGCGCCGGACGATGAAGTAGACAAGTTCTGCATCACGGCGGGTGCGGACGATGTGGATGACGACGGCCAGTTCTACTACAACAAGGACCAAGCGGCGGCAATCGCGAACAGCAGCGGAACGGCACAAGTCATTGTATCGGAGTCCGCCTGATGACCGCTTTCGAGGATTTCGTCAACACGGAACTCCCGTTGCGAACGAACATCGCCGCGCTGCCCACAGCGGGTCGATACGCGAGGTTCACGGGCGTTGGACGCGCAGTCGAAGAAAGAACCGCCGCACAGGTGCTGAGCGACATCAGCGCAGCAGCCGCAACCCATACCCACACCGAATCCGACATCACCGACCTCGGATCGTACACACCTCGTATAGCCACAACCGTTGATAACGAGTTGGTATCATTTGATGGTGTCACAGGGGCGATCCAGAGTAGTGGCATCACGGTCGCAGCCAGCAAGATGGACTTCGGGAATCTCACAGGGATAAATTACGGCGTTTCACGACAGATAAAGCTGCTAGGCCAAAGCGACGAACTACGGTTCGTGTTTTCGGGTTTCGGAGGAACCAGCGATTCAAGGCTGGAACTTTTCAAAAACGACGAGGCCCTTGCTGTTACTGTCGACTCGGTGGTGGGCATTACGTTCAACGGGTACACCGGTACGCCAGCGATAATTCCCGGAACGAGCCAGTTTGAGTTCGACATTAGCGGGGCAACGGAAATGCGGTTGCTAGTCGATACTATCGAGTTTGATCAAACGACCGGCGATGCGGGGTTGGGGTGGGGCACGAAAGGAAACCTTGATTTCAATATCAACGGTACGAAGTATGCGTGGGTCACCAATAAAGGATTGGCTTGTACATCAGTCACGATTACGTCCGATCCAGGTGCAGCAAAAGGGGATCAGCTAAGACTCACAAACGTCGTTGACACATCTGGAACAAATCCGATCACGTTAGGAAAAACCCCATTAGCCTTAGTGCATAAGGGGTATATAAAGGGTTACAGAGGTACATCAGAAGTCATCTGGATTCCGTACATGGGGACATAATGGCAAAGCTGGCAATCATCAATGACGCAGGGAATCAAGTGCTCGCAAGCGGTGTTTCGATAAGCCCCGCCAACCTAGTTCGCATACAGAACGCGATTGCTGCACAAAGTGAAAACATGCTACCAGGAGAAGTCAATTCAGGTCGCATAGTCAATTTTCTTCAGGGAGTATTGAGACACGTTGAAAAGGGGTTCAGGAAAAGAACGGCACTCGACACGGTTACGGACGAGGGAGACATTTTCGTATGAGCAAAAAAAAGGCCAAGCCATCCAAGATCAAGCTGCCGGACGATGTGTCGTTCATCCCGAGCGACGATGCCGCTGCGCAGGCGGTTCAGACCCTGTATAGCATGGCCTTGGACATCCATTTTGTAGGACCAGCGCGCAACGGAGAAGTCCACACGAGAAGGGCAAGCGAGGCGATGACGCTGCTGAGGGATTGGATGACGCAGCACATGGTGGAGAAATAAGTTGCAAACCGCCACCGGAGCACTACGCTCTCGGTGGATATGAAACCTTGAAGGAGCTTTGATATGGGCGTTCAGCCACGACATTCTGAAAACACTGAGCAACTGATTCAGCAGTTCTCGTTCACATCTGACATCAGCGCCACAGGTCTTCTGGACAATCAGCAAATCGCGTTCGCGTACGACCGGAAGCACGCGATGTACCTCGCCGAGCTTGCCGTTATTTTCTCGGTTGAGACATCGGGAACCATCACGGATGGGGTTTTGATTGGAAACATCGGCGACGACAATGCGTATGCATCGATTTCTGCGGCAGACCTGTCTGGCAAAGCGGTCGGAATTTACCACCACGACGGTTCCATGATCGAGCGAGAGATCGCAGCGAACACACCGATTACGATTACGATGCCTGCGACCGAGGCGGTTTCCGGAGTCATCACGGTCGTTGTCGGACTCCTGCGTCTCGGTTCCTTGTGGCCTATGGATGAGCAGTCCTAATGCAACAGGTCAAGGTCTCGAAAATCGAGGTGATCGCGGCAACCGCGCTCGGGGGACTCGACAACAGTCCCGGCCTAGACAGCCTGTTCTTCCCTGTGGCGTTCAAAGGCAAGGAACACGTGCGTGTTGAGTTCGACACGCTGGTTGCTTCCGCCGCGAACCACGATCTCATCGTCACCCTGTTCGAGTCCCGCGATGAGGCAACTGCCGATCCGGTGGCTTCGCAGACGGCAACGATCGCCAACTTCGATCCGGCGACGGGAACAGTGGCCGTGAACTTCAAGGAAGTCTGGTCCGACTACGCGATGATTCATATTGCGAGCAGCGGTACGGATACGTGGACGGGCAATTACACCGTCTACACCGTGGAGCGCGGTGAACGCCTCCACCTTCGCGGGGTGTAGCATGATCGGGCTTCTGGACGACCGTGGGACTTCGGTATCACGCATCCGGGCTGACCTCGGGTCATCCTTGCTGGCGTTGTACGTTCCCGACAGGAACAGCAGGGCTGTCGCCGATACCCCGGATCAGTCCGGGCGGAACCGCGACCCGTTGTCCAAGGTCAACACGGTCGCGACGGATGGTGATGGTCGAGGGAACCTGTGCTACAGGACGGACGGGGCTGCTTCCTACCTTGAGATGGAGGACAACCTGTTTGACTCAGCGGCACAGGGGTCCATTTCGATTGCGTTCAACGCCTTGGGTGGATCGGATGTTTCGTTGCTCAGTGATGGTAACGCAACCGACTCTGCCGTTCGTATATTCGTTGACGTAGGAGGATTCCCGAACAACCAGATCAGGTTCAAGACCGATGACGGTGGTGGCGCTGAAGAAGAGATCATCGTCAGTAAGATGAGGTTCGGAGAGTGGATCACGCTCGGGTTTGAGTGGGGTCCAACAGGGAAGGTTGTCTACCTGAATGGACGACCGGTTGGTTCTGACGGAACCAAGACGGGGGCAGCGGGCGTCAGCCAGAACGCGCCACGCATCGGACTGAATAGCGCGACCTTTTCAGTGGTTCGTTTACGTGGCTTCGCGTACTGCTCAAGATCAATCGGTGCGGGCTTGCATCAGATGTTGCACGAGGCGTTTTATGGAAGGATCGGTTGATGGCAGTAACAATACCCGGACTCCCTTCCATCCCTACGTTCGGTGGTTCCCAGCCGACGATTTTCTCAACGAATCGTCTCAGGAGGATCGGGCAGAACAGCGAGGCACAGAACAACGGGTTCACCCAGAATCCCGGAATACCGGGCGGGTCCGGGTCCGGCAGCAGCAGCGCAGCCCCATCCGGATCAGTGGCCCCTCCGGTAATCGCGTCTGACATCCCTATCGCGGGCGGGCGGCAGGCCAAGAACATCTTCCCCACGAACACTATTGGCGGTTTCATAGGCAATACCCTGTGGAACCTGAACCCAAATAGCCAGCGCATCGAAGACCGCTTTGAGCAGGTTGGCCAAGATTTTGCAGGAAATGTTGAAAATGCATTTGCCAACCCTCGCCGCAATGGGCAAGCCCCTGCTGGGACGGTGTACGGCGCGGATGGACAGCCAGCGACAGCACCGCCACTCCTGACGGACGAGCGCGAACAAGCATGGCGGAGTCGAGGATTCTACATAGAGAACGTCCGCAACCGTCTTTTGGAACAGGATCAGGGTGCGGCCAACATCCCAGATGAAATACTTAATCGGTACACCCCTGAGCACGAGAAGTACGCCGAACTGATCGGATCGAAAGCCGCCTACCTGACCGAGGCCGATGTCCGCTTGTTGGACGAGTATTCAAAGAGTGAGGACTTCAACCAAGCCGACCTGATGACGGCCTTGAATGAGACCGCTACGGATCGGTGGAATGAGAACGTGGCGGGACAGGCGCGGGACTCTGCGATTTCTGGTCTTGAGAAGGCGGATGCAGCTTGGGATCAGACCATCCAGGATATGTCGAACGAGTTCTACAACGGTGAGTTCTACCAAGACCTGATCGGAAAGACGCGGGAAGAGTACGACGCGGTGGGGCCTGAGTATGTTGATCGCGCGTTGAGTTTGGCTGAGGATCAGATTGCCCCACAGGTTGCACGAAACAACGTGAACATGTCGGTCCAGTTGCAGACCCAGTCGGATGTCCCGCAAACGTCGATGGCCCAGACCCTCGCGCAGGACAACGCCATCGCCGCCATGCGTGCCCGAATCGGGGTCGCGACACAGGCGGAGCAGTTCAGGACGGACTTCAACGCGCGTTCGCGTCAGTATTACACAGAGGTCGCCAGCCGGTCGAAGGATCGGTTCGATGCTTCCTTGCTGTCCGCCCGGCAGACAGGCATCAACTTCGATCGGATGCTGACGGGCCTGCGGGGGACTCCGATATTCGAGACCACGGGGTTTGCAGATGTCCCCGCTCTTTTGAGGGTTCTAGGGCAGGAGAAGCAAGCTCAATCCGATTTGGATCAGCAAGAAAGTTTGCCTGGACAGATTGGCGAGGGGATCGGACAGGTGGTTGTTGATGGAACTTTGCAGTTGCTCACTAACGGTGTGTACGATCTCGTAGCATAGGCAGGATGAATGACATGGGAGCGCTTGCACGAAAAACACCAATCATCCTCGACAACGCCAACTTCATGCGCGACAGGGCTGCGAACTTGAAGGACAGGTCTCGGGCTTCGGGTTCCGCCACGGTGGACAACAAAATCCAGCACGAGAAAGAGCAGAACGCTCGGCAGCGCGAGAAAAAGTCAAGGAACAAGAGTATCGGGATAACTGCTGCCGCTGCGTTGACCGGGGGGATTGCTGGTGGCATCGGATTGGCAGGTCTTGGTGCGACGACAGGGACAGCAGGGCTGTCTACTGTGGGCGGTTCATTGCTCGGCGCTTCCCTTGGAACAAGTTTCGCCAGTACAGTCCTCGGCCAAAACCCCAACGCCTTGTCAAGCGTCGTCCGGGCTCTACCCAAGGAAATCCTCAGCAAGCTGGAGGTCTCCCCTCTAGCCGACACCGCCAGAGAATTGGACAGATCAATCGCTTCTTCGTTGTCGCAAGGTGGTGGGGCTTATGGACCACAAATCCCGAACCAGCAGTTCGGCAATGATCCCGGACGGGTCGCATCGGAGCCGATACCAATTATTGACCGTACCCAGCTTCCGGGTCCGATCATCCCCGAATAGAGGAGACGGCCATGCCACAGCAACAGCAGTATCAACAGCAACAAGGTCCACCACCCTTGCCGGATAATTGGCGTCAGCTACAGAAAAGAGGCGGGGCGGCAGGGCCTCAGTTCATGTCTGCTGCGCAGTATTTCAAGGCTACGGGGGCTCCAGAGATGGTTTCTGCTACCGAGAAGGCGGCCCTGGTGAAGTCGTACTTCGAGTACCGAAACCAAGTAACGAAAAACCACCAGAGCCTGACGGCATCCAACGCGAACGTCGCACGCGGCAACGCGAACACGTCGCGGGCAGCATCGTACGGACAGAGACTGAAGGATCAGACGGCGGGTGACGCAGCGAAGCTAGAAGAGGCTAAGCGTGTCAACGACCCTTTGATCGCAAAGCGGGAAGGCGATGAACGACGCGCACAGGAACTCCAGCCCAACAAATTGAAGATTGACGAAAACGAGGTGAAGCTGGGTGTCGAGAAGGTCAAAAAGGCCAAAGCTGAGATCAAGAAACTCAACCAGCAACTCATGCGGGCTGCGAACATCGACGACCCTTTGGATGGCATGAAGAAGACGGTCGAGGTGCTGAGGGACACGGCGGATTTATACAGGAACTTTTTGGGGATGGAGGATATCGAAGGATTGTTCGGTGACCCGAATGCTCCTGTTGCAGAGGGGGCCACCCGGAAGCCAGCTATCACGCAAGACCTCCAGAGCGTCTTCGACTTTATCACCGGAGAAGCAACCAAGCAGATGGAGATGTTTGCTCAAAAGAGCGGGTTCCCTCCGCCCAGTGTTGACGATATCTCAGTGCAGGGTTCAGGGCAGGGTGTCGATCTCTACAACGGTGTTCCGGGCCAAGGGTCACCACAAGCAGGCCAAGCAGGTCAAGCAGGCCCGCCCGTGATCGGTCAGGGGCAGGGCGCACCGGCACCCGTGGATATGTTCCAAGGTCAGCAGGCCCCCGTTATTGGACAAGAACAGCAGGCGGCACCCGGACAGCCTACTCCGCAGGGAATCCCCACGGCGGAACAGCCGATCGTCAAGACGTTCGTAGACCCGAAGACTGGTCAACAATTCCAGTACCAGTATGACCCGGTGGGTAATGAATGGGTTCCCCTGAGATAACACTACCTCCGCCGCCTCTCGGGTTAATCGACCCGATGGCCAAGAAGAAACTCCCGCCCCCTCCCAAGGGGTTGATTGAGTTGCCCCCTCCCCCGAAGGGTTTATTGGAGGTTACCGACCAAGACTCTGCCTCGCCCGCGCCGACTGCCCGGCCCGAATCTTCACCGGTCGGCGCGGGCACTCCCGTTCCAATCGACACAGGGTTCTTGAAAAACGGATCACTCGCACCAGAGACCGGGGACATACGCGGTAGCGGGCTTGGTCCGCAGCGTGGCGCGCCCGGACTCGATCCAAAGATTCGCGACGAGTTCCGGCCCGACCTGAATGACCCCAAGATGCAAGAGGCGATCCAAGCGATCACCCTGGCAGACAAGGGGTTTATGGATCGCGGCGCTGTCCGCCGTGTCATCCAGCAAGCGGCTCATGGCCTGTATGAGACCGCTGCAAAGCCCTACGCTCAACTCTTGAACTACCTCGCCACCCAAGCGGGTATCGAGAGCGAGACGCTGAATACGCTGGCGGCGGAAGCTCTCCATCAACCCCCAGAGTCGAACGCGGAGGCGGCTATTGGTGGTGTCGCCCATGCTGGCGGCGCGGTCGCAGGATTCTTCACGCCCGGCGGCGCGGTGGCCAAGGGTGCCAAGCTGGCCGGGAAGGCTGTTCCGAAGATTGCTGGCGGCGTCGGTAAGTTCATCGGCGGCATCACAGGCGCAGGAGCCGCGTCAGCGATCCCTGCTGCCCTACAGGGCGACGTAGAGGGCAAGACGACCGATATGGCGTCTTTGGCCAAAGAACTCGCCCTTGCCCCCGTATCGCTGTTCAAGGGGATCAAGGACTTGCCCGGAGACGCGCTGCACCTGATTCAGAACAAGGACAAGATGACGCCGCAGGAGATTCAGGAGAGCTTGGCGTCTATGACGGAAACCGGACTCATTGCCCTGATGATCGGTGTGGGCGCTCGGCGCGGTGCCAGCAAGGACCGACAGGCCATGCGGGTTCCTCAGCGAGTCAGTGTTGAGCGTGTCGAGCGAAGATTCCCTGAGCTTGCGCCCGACAAGGCCCCCGTGAAACCCAAAGCGAAGGCGCTTCCCGCCCCGAAGACCAAAGCGAAGCCAATCAGGGTCGAGGTCAAGGTCGATCCCTCGATCGCCGAGAAGACGATCATCGAGGCCGACGCACCAATCAAGGGGATCGACCAGCCCACCAAGGCAAATGAACCCTTCAAGGTCGGCGAGAGCGTTTTCGCGGGCGAGAAGCCCGGAGAGGTTGTTCTTGTCAAGCCCGGCCCGCGCGGATCGCAGATCGTAACCGTGAAGTCGGGAGCCAAGGAGACGGACTACCTGTCCAAGAGTGTGCAGAGGGTTCAGGATTTTGAAGATGCGGTCGAGACGGAAAACATCAAGAAGCTGAGTCGCATCGACAACAAGGTGGCCGAACTGGTTCCCGATCGAATCCGTGGCGGAACAGGAAGAGAAAACCCAAGGAGTGTGGTTTACAAAGCTCTGGGGTTTGAGGGGCCAAGCGAATCGGTAAAGGGTTCACAGACCCGCGATGATTACTTGGTCCGAATAGGATTGAATCGAATGCAGGGTTCAAAGGCGGTGGACCTGAAAAGCAAGGAGGTCCACAAGGAACTGTCTGAGGCCCTTCTTCGTCGCGAGTTGAGAGGCAAGGGCCAAGACCCCGACGCGGTCATGGGTTCTGGTTCCGGCCTCACCCCGAAAGGTCAGCGAGATTTAGCGAAGAAGCACTCTGAAAAGGCGACGCAAATACTGGAGTCGCTACAAGGAGAGTTGTCGGCGCGCCCGGACGCACCATTATCCAAGGCCCCAGAAAAGAAAACCGCCCCTGTAGTACCCGTGAAGGCGGAACGAGCAGCGAGCCCGAAGGCCCCCGAGAAAACAACCAAGCAGCCCCACGAGATGACGCGGATAGAGTTCTTCATTGAAGCGTTCCGCGGTCAAGACATTGATACGCCAACCACCCGCGCCCGCGCTGTTTTGCCGCACAAGGGTCTTGTCGAAAAAGCCCTCGCCTCAGGCAAGACCGTCCCCCCCGAAGTCCTCAAGGACTACCCGGACCTGAGGGCGAAGATTGAATCCCCGAAGAAACCAAGTAAATCAAAGCTAGCCCCGCACTCGGACTTCAAGCCGAGAACCCAGCCCGAAGCGAAGCCAGACGCCCTCAAGCTGACTAAGAAGACCGAGAACTCGATCGACCGGGCGATGCAGGCTATCGACACCATCAATGGTTCCAAGATCAAGAAGCCCAACTTCGAGAAGGCTCTGGCGTCCATCAGGACGCATGCCGATAAACTCGGGATCAAGGTTGGGGGCGTCGGCACCTACTTCAGCGCCGAGAAGTACCGCCAAATCGCTGGCGATGTCATGGTCGCCATCGGGAAGAAGTACGGCAGTAATCCGACCGAGAAGATGAGAGCAGCAAAGAAGCAGGCCGAGGGTGGTTTCGAGACGTTGCCCCAGAAGACCCGCGATGTGTTCGATCAGTACATGAAGACCGGCGATCCGGTGAACCTTCCCAACATCCTGCACCCCAGAAACAAGGTGCTCAGGGCAGAGTTCCAGAAGCGCACCGGGATCAAGCTGGACAGAACGCAGAAGCGAATGCGTCAACAGGTTCTCGAATGGTCCCGCACGAAGTCTCGTGCCATAGAAGCAGCAAAGGAGACCCCAAGTGCCAAGACACCCGAATCCAAATCCAAGGCCGCGTCTGTGAAAGCGGTAGGCGAGAGGGTGAAGATCGACCGCCCCGTGGACTTCACGGAGGAGGCCCCGAAGAAGGCAAGCAAGACTCCGAAGCTCGACGCCATCGAAGCCAAAGCCAAGGCAGACTTTATCGAAGCTGCTCGTGACTTTGGCGGCGGAACGGTTTTCAGTGGCCCGTTGCCCCCGCAAACAGTCAAGATGGTTGTTGCCGCATCGAAGATCGCAGCCGTGAAGATAGCGAGGGGTGGCATAAAGGTTGTGGCTGCCGTCAAGGCGGCACTGAAGGACTTGGGCGTAGACAGCAAGAGGGTCAGCGGTGACACGTTCAATGAGATTGTTCGCCGGTCTGGAGAGATCGTGAAACGTTCGGGGCCGAAGCGAGAAAAGCTGAGCGAGGCGATGGCGTCCGTTGAGTCCGAGTTCCGTAAAGAGGCTGAGGGCCAAATTGATAACCTGCCTCGCGACGCGAGCGTCAAGCAAGCGTTCGGTTTCATGTCACGACTCAAGAAGCGTCTCAAGATTGCATCTCTGTCCGATGAATCCTCGGTTTTCGTTTTCGATGCAGACACCCCGGCGAGCAAGCCACTCCTGGAGAAGGTGACCAACCTCCTGAAGGAGGCGAAGCCGATACGGGCATCAGCCGAATACATCCACGAGGTTGAAAGATCGAAGCGGGCCAAGAAGATCAAGCGGGCTTTCAGCGAAAAGACCGGAAAGAAGGCTGCTTTCGCGGGCGCTGCCGCACTTAAGGGGCAGTTCCCGACGCCAACCTTTGAGGCGATCAGCGGAAAGCTCAGTGCCGTGGAAGTAGATGCCCTGCTCGATCACATTCGCACGCACCGGGCAAGCATGTCGCCACAGGAACGCGCTGGATTACAGTTGAAGCTCTTGCAGGTCATTGATCACGGGGTATTGCCGACACAGGGAGAACTCGCGGCATTCGAGAATCTTCTGGGTCCACGGTTCGTGAAAGCGTTGGTTGACAAGATTGACCTGTCGAAACGAATGATGGGTATTCTTGGAGAGGTTATGAACACGCCTCGCACCGCGATCACGGCGTATGACCTGAGTGCGTTTGGTCGGCAGGGCTTCGATCTGGTTATGCCTCATCCACGATTGGGTGGCCGCGCGTTGGTGTCTTCAATGAGGGCGTGGGCCAATGAAGACTATGCTGTTCGTGTCAACCAAGCCATGCGATCTGGGTCGGGCGGGAAACTGGCTTTGCAGTCCGGTCTGGAGTTGACAGAGTTTGGATCGAAGTTCACCGGATTCACTGCCAAAGAAGAGGACTTCCGCACCAATATATTCCAGCACCTCGCGAAAATTAAGATCACGTCGTTTGGTGAAACACTGATTGTTCCTCGCCTACTGAAGCTGCATGGCATGGGTATCGTGGCTAGCGAGCGATCGCACGTGACCATGCTGAATGTTTTGCGTCGTACGGTGTTTGATACATGGGCAAATGAACTCAAGGCTCAGGGGCACAACCCCAACACTAAGAAGGGGTCCAAAGCATTCAAGCGGCTTGCGCTGTTCATCAACGCCGCAACGGGGCGCGAGAAGGCTGGTCCGTTCAAAGGGGCGTGGTGGAGTACGATTCTGTTTGCCCCGCGATTTCTAACATCCCGGTTCACGGCACTGTTTCGCAACCTTCAACTGGCGGCACTTGGTCCAGCACCGTTGCGCCGCCTTGCGGCCCGCCAAGCATTGACTGTCGGTGGAGCCTGGTTAGGCATGGCGGCTTTCGTCACTCTCGCAGCCAAAACATGGGACGTTGACATGGAATTCGAGCTTGATCCGCGAAGCCCTGATTTCCTGAAGATGCGGATCGGAGACACTCGGGTTGATTTTGGTGCTGGGCATGGTCAGGCTCTTCGGCTCATGGCTCAGGTATGGACAGGGCAACGCAAGGCCCCAACCGGAAAGATTGTCGATTCTGATGTCGTCGGTGCCGTTGGAAGGTTTGCGAGATTCAAACTCGCCCCGGTTCCCAGTGCGGGGGCATCTGTTTTTACGGGGAAGACTCCAGATCAGAAAGAGCCGACCGCCGCCAATATAGCCAAGGGCCTCGCGGTACCCATCACCTTCCAGAACATTCCTGAGATTATGGCAGAGCACGGGGCAAAGGGTCTCGCCCTAATGGTTCCAGAGGTTCTTGGTCTTGGTGTGGCGGTTCACGATTTCGACCCATCACAGTTCGATGACTTCAAGAAGGGCGACAGTCGAACAAAGATTTATAACCGGTTGTGGTTGACGATGGATCGCGGGGATGATGAGGGTCTCATGGAAGCCGCTGAAACATTGGGCAAGACGGGTGTTCTGTATGAAAATGTGAAGGCAAGCGCCAATAGGCGAGAAATCAAAATATCCTTTCAGGATAGACAGATAATACTTTCTGGACTGAAAAGGAAGTACAAAAGGACCGAGTAACAGGCGATGAGTTTTTCCCGGCATCGACCAAGATTGAAGTACCCAGCCGCCGACAAGCCCGGCATCGTTTCAATCATCCCCACCCCGATCCTGCTCACAGTTGACAGCTTCGGGGATGCCTTTGACCTCGCTGCCACCATTGTTACGGGAAACAAGTTCGTGTCGGAAATTGAGAGTGCGGCCAACCTGATTGAGCCTACGCGCGTCGCACGGTCGGCGGATCGCGGCCTAGAAGTCTTTCCGCAGATCAGTTTTGGTGTGGATCGGACACATCTCGGAACTTCAGATGTCACTGACGCGCTCGCCGTGATGACAACATACAAGCCCAGATTCATCAACGTCGCCGTCGAGTACACAACCAAGGGTGAGGATTGGTTCGCCCGGAACAAGGACAACCTCAAGCGGACCATCATGGTCTGCAAGGCCGCCATGCCTGCCGTGAAGATTTGCCTGTCGGTTCTCTATGAGGACACCACCTTCGATGGACTCCGTGTGGCGGCGCGTCGTATGGTGGAACTCGGGTGCGATGCCTTTGGTGTAACATCGTACCCGCAGACGATGGACCCTGATCTCGGACCCGTGGGCGACAGGTACTTCGACAAGCTGGAGGTCGCGGTGGACGGCATGCTCCCGATTATGTTGACGGAGTGGGGCTGGCATACGCGCAACTCGACAGGGGATCAGGCTGTGTTCTGCAAGCTCATCATGGACAAGACGATGGCGGGCGAGTTCCTGATAAGCACCAGCTTCTTCCTGCACGACTCGAACAACTACCCCGGCATCTTCGGGGCGTTCTTCTCTGACATGGGTCTTTACGATACGTCAGGGGCACTCAAGCCAGCCGCACACATCTTCAATGCCATCGCCGCCGTGACTTCCTAATTATTATTTGGTTTTTTACTTGCCCATCATTAAATGGTGGCGTATATTACTTTCAGTTCTCCCCTCATGCCGCCTCTGCAAAGCAAGCGAGAAGTTGTTGGAGAGCTAGGAACTGTCTGATGTCGAACCCTTCTGCCCAGAATCTTGATCTTCCCTCTTCGGTTTCGACGCCGAGGACGGTTCCGCCCATCTCCCGCGCCGCTACGTGGGGGGTGGGTTTATTGGATCGGTAGCTCAATCGGTAGAGCGGCCCCCTCAATCATGCCCCGTTAAATTCTACGGGGTTTGAATATGGGGCGGTTGCAGGTTCGAGTCCTGCCCGATCCGATACGACGGCCCCCCTGACCGGCTTGCACGCGGGGGGCCAGCCTCCGGTGTGCGGGCCGAGCCGGGCTACAAGGCTGCAAGAATCGGTCCACCAGGATTGGTAGCTCAATTGGTAGAGCAACGGCTTCACGCTAGAAGATGCAGGTTCGAATCCTGCCCATCCCATTGGTAACAGAAACACTGAATTCAAGGACAAGACCCATGCCAGATATCGTGAAAGCGCCGATCAACCCTGTGTACGAAATACTGGATACCAAGAAGGCTCAACTTGCCCGGCTGCTTCCCCCTGAGCGACGCAAGGACGCCGCACAGTTCCAGCAAATGGTAATCACGTGCTTGCTGGAGAATCCGAAGTTGGCGCAGTGCGATCCTGTCAGTGTTCTTCTTGCGGCTGCGTGCTGTGCAAAACTCGGGCTATCTCCCGGCAAGGGACTCGGGCACGCCTACATCCTGCCGTTCGGCGGAGAAGCCGTGTTCATGGCGGGTTACAAGGGATTGGTCGAACTGGCCTACCTGTCGGGTGGGGTCACGATGGTCATCACCGACGTCGTCTACGAGGGCGACGATTTCGATGCCGCCACAACAAGCGAAGGCTTCACCTTCCACCACAAGCGGAAATTCAAAGAGTTCACGAACGACAAGATCATCGCGGTCTACAGTCGCGCCAAGCTCGCGTCGGGCGATTGGATTCAGGAAATCATGCATATCAAGGAGGTCGAGGCGATTCGCGACAAGTCTCCCTCGGCGAGATACAAGAAGGGTCCGTGGTTTGACGCCCAATCGTTCAAAGCCATGTGCCGCAAGACAGTGTTCATTCAGCTTGCGAAGTGGATTCAGACCAACCCGCAACTCTCGTTGGCCATCGCAGAAGACAACCGTGGATCGTCTGACGAGGTCATGCCTCGCGACACGGACACACTGGACGTGCTCGGTGTCGATGCCCCTGTCCCGCACACGCTTGACGAACCGATCGTCGAGCAGTCTGAAGTTGTCGAGGAACCCAAAAAGAGCATCCCACGGAAACCACGAACGAGGCGGGCGGCGATCCCCCCGAACCCCACAACGCCGCCCGTCTCGCCTCCCGTGGAAGAACCCACACCCGTTCCCGACGAAGTGCAAGAGGCTGTTGACGCGGCTCCTGTTCACGAACCCGGCGTGGACGCTGAACTCAAGAAGGAATCTATTATGACCCTCACGGGGCTGGCCAAGCGTTGCCACAAGTTGGGCATGGAGACCAATTTGGAAGAGAGGCACGGGCCTTGCGACGACTGGTCTTTGGATCAGATGAGCGAAATGATCGAGGAGTTGAGAGCCAAGCTGCCGATCGCTTCATCAGGGGGCATTTAACAATGGGACTCGTAGTTAGCTGGTGGGTTCAGTGCGAAAAGTGTGGGTTCGAATTCGGGGAAGAAGAGGTTCGAGAGAACATAATAATAAGGGCAAAGAATAAAGGATGGCATGAAGACGAGGCCACCGAAGATTGGCTGTGTCCGACATGCCACAAGGAGGAAGGCGAATAATGCGAATAAAACGGATCAAACTATCGGGCATGGGTGTTTCGAGTGGAGAGTATGACCTGCATCCGAACTGCACGGTCATCACCGGCCCAAACGGTTCAGGCAAGACGACGATTGCCAATGCGGTACGGTTCGCCCTCACGAAAGAGACCACGCTTGGCAAGCAGTTAGCGAAGACGGCGGCACTCATCACGCCCGGACACAATGGTATTGCATCATCAATCACGCTCGATGATGGGAAAACTGTGACACGGTCTTTGTTTGAAGACCCCATAGAGGGCGGCTGCACCGGCAGGGTGAACTGGGCCGGCGGACACAAGGGGGCACCCGCCGAAGCCAAGCTGAGCGTCATGCTTGAGGACTGCGTTTTCGGTATCGACCTCGCCGGGTGGCGGGAGCTATCGGCGGCGAAGCGGGTGGAGTTGTTGGCCCGTGCGTTCCAGATCGAGGGCGATGAGGACGCACTGGTTGCATCTTTCATGTCAGAACTTCAGGGTGCGGGGGTCAATACCTTGGGCATCATTACTGGGCCATGTGAACCCGAAGAATCTCGCGAATGGCGCAACTCCGTCCGCAAGAACAAGCAGCGGAGCGAGAAGGCCCTTCAGGTGATCTCCAGACGTGTGGCGAGCAAACCCGCCCCTGACAGGCCGTACATACGTGTCCAAGAGGACGCTGTAGGGGCCCGTGAAGACCTTGCGTCGGCTAACACCGCGTTGCTGGAGTATCGGGCGCGTTGCGGCTCTGTGGAGGCGTTAAGGGACAATCTGAGGGTGTTGGCGTCCAAGTTGCCCCCCCTTGAGGACGACACTGAGTTGTTAGCGACCAGGGCGAAGGAAGCGGAGCAAGCCGTGGCGGAGGCCTGTAAAGCAAAGGACGCAGCCGAAGAAGCATCCAAGGCGTCCGATGACCTTTACGATGCCGACGTCGAGAACCTGGAGGCTAAGTCCACGGCGATGGATGTTCTCCGGCGCAAGCAGTCCGACACTCACGCCACTCTTTCGCAGGCGAGGTTTGACTTGGAGGCGGCGGAGGCTTGTGTTCTGGGGGCAATGTCCGACCCGTGGGCCAAGGTCTTGGAACACGCGAGGTTTCTGTATTCTTCGGTTGAGGTGTGCGATCAGGAGGAAGGAGAAGCTATTTCACAAATCATGCTCATCGCATCCGAGAACCAGCCCGACCACACAGCCCTGAAGGGGGCAGAGATCGCCATTCACGAGACCGTGGCCGACCTTGAGCACCTGCAAGCCGAAAACGAGTCCGCGATCAAGCAGGCAGAGTCTGACTTGGTGAGCGCCCGTGCTTGCGAGAAGGCCACAGGTTTGGCTGCCGGTCGGGATGCGGCCTTTCTTTCTGAAGTCCAATCAAGACTCGATAACGCGGTTCGGGATCATGCCCACATTTCAGAGGAACTGAACAAGGCTGAACATGATCGCGACGCTTGCATGGCTTCTATAACTCTGGCCGAAGCCGAACTCGAACGTGTTCAAGGGGTTGTCGGGTCCGTGTCTGACGTGAGCATCCTTGAGGAGTCCGCGTCGAAGGCGAAAGCGAACCTCGAAGAGTTGTCTGGACTCGAAGAGGACTGGCGAGAGTTTCGCGCCCTCGAAGGCGAATCGGAGACGATCGAGAAGGAGGTCGCCGAACTGGAAAGTGAACTACTGATCGCTGATGCGTGGTTGTCGGCTGTGCAGAAGGTGGCGGCGGCGGGCCTCAAGGAGAAGCTCAAGCCCCTGACTGAGACGCTTGAGTCGTTCGTAGGCCGTAAGGTTGATGTTGATCTGAGTGTTTCGCCCCCGAGGTTCGACATCACGCTGGACGGACATTCTGCAATCTCGGGCGGGGAGCGGTTGTTGCTTGAGGCTGCGACCGCGACGGCGGTGTACGCTGAACTCAGCCCACAACTCCCGTTGGTCATCATCGAGGCGGCAGAGGCGGACAGAGACACACTCTGCAACATGATCGTCGCTTTGGCCAATCAAGAAGACATCCAAGCGGTGATACTGACGCACCTGAACCCGATGATCGAGGAGAACATTGACAAGTTCGCCATGATCCGGTGCGAGAAGACCGGAGAGATCATCGACGCAAGCTATGAGGTGATCTGATGCACCTCTGCCGTCCTAGCGACCTGCACCCATATTACTGCGATGGGCCAACCAAGTGTGTTCACTGTCAGCGTAGGAGGACGAAGTATCACCGCCCAAGTATGTGCCGGCTATGTCACGAGACCAAGAAGAGGTCTTGCGACCATCGGTGCCCGTTGTGTCACGGGAAGGAATTGAAGACATGATTCAACTATCAGGCGAACAACTCGCCGCCGCCCACGGATCGATAGACGCCAACATCGCAGTCACCGCCGGGGCCGGAACAGGCAAGACAGCCACACTGGTCGCCCGTGCTCATTGGCTAATAGAGCAAGGCGTTGCTCCAGAAAAGATTCTCTGCGTGACGTTCACCCGCGCCGCCGCAAACGAGATCGAGGACCGGCTGGACGCAACGCACGAGAAGTGCGGAATGAATGCGATAACCGTGGCTGCGCTCGCTATGTCTACGTGTGAATCTAAGCAGGGCAAGGACGCACTTCTTCCCATATCGATGGGCCAACTCGAATCCCTTCTTCCCGGACTTCGCGACCAGTTTGGAGATCAAAGAGGGACCAAGGCCGCGTTCATGGCGGAGCATGCGAGCGAGATCGACTACTGGCTGGAGAAGTCGGGGCGGGCGACTCAGGATCGAATCCTGAAGGATGCAGTCGCGATTGCCCTTGATCTAGATGGCCCGGTTTACGATTTCATGCTGATCGACGAGGCTCAAGACTTGACTTGCAGGGAGTGGAGGCTGGTGACATCTCTCGCACGATATTGGTATGCGGTAGGGGATGCGCGTCAGTCGCTCTATGGTTGGCGTGGGTCGATTGGTGGCGCGTTCGAGGCTCTTGCCGATCAGAGGTTCGAGTTGATGATGAACTACCGGTCCTGCACCAGTATCGTCTATCGGGCCAACGAACACATGCCGGAGCACTCGCCACTGTTGGCTGACGTGGAAGAGTGTGGACACGTCATTGAAATCGGTCTTGAACCGTACATGATAGTTAATCATCTAATCAAGGAAGGATGGAAACACGAAGACATCGCCGTTCTTGTCCGCACGAACAGGCTAGCTGACGCTGTATCGCAAGAGCTTCGCTTGAACGACATCCCGTGTGTGCGGATCAATCCGCCTTCGACCGGCGTGGCGTCTGATTGGATCATGTCGCTTCTGTGTACCTCAATGAACGAGCATGACCGCGACATGGTGGCGTGGCAGACGATTGCTCCCCAGTTGGTCGGAGACAGGTGGGCCGAATTGAGGACGCTTAGTCGCCGATCGGATGTGGGTGTTGGCGAGATCATAAAACACGCTGGGGACGTACCCCCCTTCAAGGGTAACGCGCGAGACATCCTTAGGGGGATCGTGAACACGAAAGCATTTGAAGATCGTAATTTCCCCCGCCCGCCCTACGGCGTCATGCAACTCGCCGAGTGCCTTCTTCATCGGTGCGGTGATATGTCCGTCAAGGATTTGGTTGACTGGCTGTCTCGATCTGACCAGCACGACTGGCTCCCAACCGACGAACACCCCGGCGTCAGGGTCAGCACGATTCACTCCGCGAAGGGACTCGAATGGCCGGTGGTGATCGTGGCCTACGCGAACGATGGATACCTGCCGATGCTTCGCAAGGACTCTGACTTGGAAGAGGAACGCCGCGTGATGTACGTGGCGATGACGCGCCCCGAGAGTGAACTCTACTTGCAGTATGACCCCGCATCCGATGAACACGGCCCGCCGTCTCGTTGGCTGTCGTGCGGGGTGAAAATCTAGGATCAAACGAAAGGAAGCCCCCTATGAAAGAAATCAGGCTTATCGACGCCGCGTTGCTTATCGTGTTGGCTGTCATCGCCGCAATGATAAACACCATTGACGATCGGGCTACTCTCAACCAAGGAGAGATCATCACCCGCCTGATCGAGATTGATAAGGACTCCTGATGAAGGCGACAACCGAACCCCAAGCGTGGAAATGGCTGGAGGAATACATGAAGGACCAGCCCATGTTGTGCCGTCTCGAATTCATGGAGGCGTGGAGTGATTGGGTCAACTACCGCAACACGATCGGTTCGCCCCTCACGGAGTACGCGGTCCGAAGGCAATGCAGGAAGTGCGACGGGTTTACGTGCGAAGAGGTTTGCAAGGCCCTCGACATTGCGATGGACTGTAGTTGGACATCGTTCTTCCCCACGCACGAAAAACAGGAAAGCGACCAATCTTCATCCAGCATCGACTTCAGCCACAGGGAGTACGATGGTGACCGGAGCGGGATGCGATGAAACTAAAGACGATTGATAACTGGGACAAGTGTTACTGGTCCTACAACCTACCTCTTCAGATTTGGAAAAACGAGGACGAAGACGGGAATGAGCTTGATGATTACCGCGTGGTCAACTACATGCCCAGAAAAGAGTCATGTGGCAGCCTCGACGATCTTGTGACGCCAAGCGAGTTGCCGGACTTTTGCGCAAATGCGGCGGCGATACTTCGCAATCTGGCGTCGCTGTTTGATGCGATGGGTGCCGGTGAAATAGAATACATCTACTACCCAAACAAAACCGTTGAACAAGCGAGGGCGGATAAAGAAGATGATTGAATCCGAGTGGCAGGAAGTGATCGAACACGCCACGAAGATGTTCCCGAAGATGAAGCCCCGCCCCGCTTTCATGGGACTCATGTTCGACCGCAACGCCCGCCACTGGACTCTTCAAGCCGCCAAAATCGCGATCAATGACTACGCACTGGGCCATCCTGACGATCAGGGCGGCGGGTACGGGAGCAAGTTGTGGGAAAGCGTGCTCCTGAAGTGCAAAAGGGACGACAGGTCAGTGTCGGGGATGTACGACAAGTACGGGAACCCGCCGTCAATAAGGTCAACCGTGATACAGGAGTCGCGGGAACGGTCAGCAAACGCTTTCCGGGAGATCGGCGTCCGCGACCCGATGAGGTTGTTGTCTGACGACGATATTTATGAGGGGTGGATGAAGAAGGAGTGGCCGGGCATTCACGCGAAAGTCAATGGCTACAAGTACGAGCGGCCCTTGCCGCCAGGGTGGACGCAGGAGCGTCGCGACCGTGAGACAAAGGTGATGGTCAAGAAGTTCAAAGAGGGAAAGATGATTTCCCCAAAGATTTTCAAATTATGAAAGGAATCAGGGATGACAAAAAAAGAGAAGCGAGAACTGACAGGCGTGTTCTGCAACTGCACAGCAAACGCGGACGGTTCGTTTACGTACACGTTTCGCATTGATTCTGGGCAGATTGCACCGAAAGATCGGAACCCCTTGCTTTGTAACGCGATGATGGGTTTCGCGTTTTTGGCTGACCCCAATGCAGCCAAGGATGTCGCCGGGCAGGTCGTACTTCGCGACGAAGGGCATCACATTGAGGCTGTTGGCGAGAGCAAGGGCTATGTCACCAGGACGGACGAGAAGATCAAAGCCACGTTCAAGACTCGCGACCAGAACACATCGATTGACGCCCTGTTGCCGCTGCGCGACATGGCCGGCGTGCTGACGCTGAAGTACCAAGGGACTCCTGACGAGCGACGCGGACGCCCTGTGGCTGAAGTCGATGGGCAGCAAACGATCGAGGATACCGATGAACTCTGACACGGATGGTACAGGGCTCAACCTGCTCGTAGCGTTCCGTGTTCGGGGAAAGGCAGCCCCAGCAGGCAGCAAGACGGCATACCCCGTCAAGACCGGGAATTTCACTCGGTGCATTGTCGCGGATGCATGCAAGACGCTCAAGCCGTGGCAGGCCGACGTGAAGTGTGCGGCGTTCACGGCGTACGAACTCCCGATCCACAAAGGCCCCGTGTCGGTCTATATGGTGTTCTACCAAAAGAGACCCAAGGCGCACTTCAGGAAGGGCGGAGAACTCAAGCCCGACGCCCCGCTATACCATGTGGGGCGGCCCGACGTGCTTAAGCTGGCTCGCGGCGTCGAGGATGCGATGACAGGCGTGATCTACAAGGATGACGCACAGATCATTGATGAGAAAATCTACAAGCGATACGCGGACGAAGATCACCCCGAGGGGGTTTTTGTGGACGTGTTTGAAGTCAAAGCGGAGTAACGAAAACGAAAGGTATATCCAATGTTCAAACCGAAACGGATTCCAGTTCTGGTCGATGGTCTCATTTACTTGGTCAAGCCGAGATTCTACCGGCTCAGGTGGATGTGTAACGCGGCGGTCAATTTCGGGTTCATTGGGTTTATCGGAGCCATCGAATCGGTACTCATAATGTGGTTTGCCGATGTCATTGGTTTGAGCATTTCTGGCAGGTGGCCGCTGGCTGAAATCGCTACCGTTTCGGCGGCGGCGGCAGGGTAGTGCGTGAACTATTACTGTTCGCGGGTGCGGGTCTTGGTGCGATAGGTACGCATCATTTATTAGGATGGGACGCGGTCGGATATGTCGAAATCAACGACTACTGTCAAAGAGTCTTGCGAGCACGCATCGACGACGGCTTGTTGTCCGACGCTCCCATCTTCGGTGACATCAAAGCATTCATCCGTGACGGGTACGCCGCAAGCTATACGGGACTGGTTGACGTTGTCTCGGGTGGATTCCCCTGCCAGCCGTTCAGTGTCGCAGGAAACCAACTCGGAGCCGATGACGAACGGAATATGTGGACATCGACAATCGAGGCCATTCGCATCATACGACCGCGATATGTGTTCCTGGAGAACGTCCCAGGTTTGCTTGTTCACGAATACTTTGGAACGATTCTCGGAGACCTGGCCGAAAGCGGGTTCGATGCGGAATGGGCGTGTTTCCCTGCGGGTAGACTGGGAGCACATCACCGACGTATCAGGCTGTTTATCCGAGCCTGTCGTCCCGACGCCGGCGGCGTGCGATCACAAAGGGAGCGGTCGTCCACGCAAGAACCGTGGTCCCGGGAACAATTTGAGGGACTGGTTCAGGCAGCACTACGGGTATCTGTACCCGCCGGTTCGAGTGGTGGAATATCTGATGGGTGTGCCTCTCGGATGGACCGAATTAAGGCCCTTGGGAATGGTCAAATTCCGCGAGTGGTCGCGGCTGCATGGAGATTGTTGAATGGTTGACTATGACAAGCTGGAAGCACTGGCGAAAGCGGCTTTAGTTCCTTTTGAACGAAGGCATGATTCATGGGTTGATTTCCGCGAAGCCGTCGACCCCGCCACGGTCCTCGCGTTGCTGAGCAGTGCCAGAAAAAGCGAGAAAGAAATAAAACGCCTGCGTGAAAAGCTCGCCGGTCACGGTGCGTTGCAGCGGGAGAACGAGCGGTTGAAGGCGACAAACAAAACCCTGAAAGAACAGACTGTCCAAGCATGTAAGGCGGCGAAACGTTCGGATGATTACGCGAATTCAGTGGCGAACGAGAACGAGCGTCTTAGATATGGCACGAAATTAACTACATGCTTGAAACCGAGGTGTTCAATGTGCAACAGTTTACACGTTGACCCGTGCGACGATTGTCGAGACGCAGATAACCAGAGACGCATTGTTGAGGAATGAGGCACCGGCCCACAATACGGCTCAGTCCCACGGGGCTTCGGGGCCGGGCCTTTCCCGATGTGAGGCGTTAAACATGCAATGCGAAATGGCTAAGATATCCAAAGAAACAAGACCAAAGGCAAGGCATCAAAAGACTTGCTGCGAGTGCAAGAAGGATATCCATGCTGGAGAAAAATACGTGCAGTTAGTTGGCTTGTGGGACGAGGGCTGGAAGTC